GTGCCAGATATATGGACAGAAGGTCGTTAGTTTTGAGGGGCGATGAAGTAAAACTCACTCATGTATAAAGTAGTAGACAGTCAGTTCATAATCGATAATCATGCAGAGTTAGAGTACACTGCAACACAAATATGTAAACAGTATATGCCCTTTCTAAGTCAAGATGAATATGCAGGTACATTTAAAAAGGGTGGTGGAGACTATACAGAAAATCACGATACATATAATATATGGTCACTACTTAGAGATTTTAAAATTTGGCAACCAGTATATGAAGAAGTCACTGATACTATAAAAAGTTGCTATGACGGTCCGAGTGATTATCTTTATCTAAAATCATGGATCAATTATAGTGAGGGTAAAGAGTTATTAGGTTGGCATGGTCATAATTGTAAGTTACATGGATATGTTTCAATAACTCCTCATAAAACTACTACTGAGTTTGAAAGATTTGAAGTAGAAAATAAAATCGGTAGAATTTATGTAGGACCAGGTATATATTTACATAGAGTAAATATTGTTAAACCATTTACAGGAAAAAGAATAACAATTGGTTTTGATGTATATGACAACGTAGATCATTCTAGAAGACCGCTAAATACAATACCAATAAGAGTACACTAATGCCACATATAGATTTCATAACAAACAGTAAAGATACACTTAGAGATTTCAAACCAGTTCTTGCAAAATCTATTATGCCCGAATGGTGGAAGAAAGGAAAAATTGATCAGTATATACGTGGTGAATTTGTTCAAACTATCAGAGCATGTCCTGCCATGGACGATTGGACTAAATCAGGATATTACATCGTAGCAAATAGAGACTTTAAAATTCTTGCTGGTGAAGAAAGAATACATGAAGAAGCAAATACTATTGGTGCTTTAGATACATCAGGACATTTGTATGAATCACAGTCACACCCTAAAGATCAGATGTTTAATACATTTGAATATCTAGGCGATGATGGACCAGTTAAAGATGCATTTAAAATGAGAAATCCATGGAACGTCAAAACACCTCCTGGTTATTCGACTTTATACTTAGACCCGTTCTTATTTCAAGGAAGAGCATTTGCGGCATGGCAAGGCATTATAGATACTGATAAGATGCATGTCAATCAAGACAACGCACAGATAATATTTTATCCAAGATTCAATACAAGTTTTACAATTAAAAAGGGTACACCTTTAGTTCAATGTATTCCATTTAAAAGAGAAGAGTGGCATGCATCTTTTCAATATCAAGACCCTAAAACATTTCATGAAAATAGATCTGGTCCTAAAGAACATGGTGGAATATCTAACGAAGATGTATTGTCAGTAGATTATTGGAATAGATGTGGTAGATACGACCAAGATGTTATGGACGGAAAAACTCAGAGAGATGAAAGAAAAAAAGGCACTATGAAAATGGGTCCTTATAGAACTGAAGGTTATTGGACAGAAAAGTCAAAGTTCTTTAAGACTATGGAAGAAGTTACACCACCACCTGAGTGTCCTATGCACAAGAGTGAGGAAGAATAATGAGTACAGTACACTATCTATTTCCTAGTTTTGTTTTTGAAAGAGATTTCTTAGGCAGACATCAACATGTCGAACCATCTATGAACGAAGACTACTTCGAGCAGTTAAAAAATGAAATCGATTCTATGAGAAAGAAAGATCCAGTTGGTAGAAGAGTTTCAAATGCATATACAGGTTGGCAATCACATGATGGTTGCGATAATAATCCTGCTTTTATCAAATGTATAAGATCAATCAAACGTATGATGAGAGACGAAGTAATGTTGCACTTAGGTGTAAAGAGTGGGTTTCAAGTAGAGTTTCATAATTGTTGGGCAAACATAAACGATAATATGGCATGGAATAGACCACATTTACACAATGGTTGCTTTATGAGTGGTGTCTTATATATTAAAGCAGATGGTGATGAAGGAAACTTCAGTGCAATCGATACAGATGCAAGAGTTGTTGGTGCCCATCCTGTCATGCCAAAAATGAAAGAGTCAGTACAGTTTCAACCTAGAACTGGTACGATGTATTTATTTCCTAGTGGGTTGATGCATATGGTCGAACCTAATCTAACTGATAAAGATAGATACAGTATATCTTTTAACATGAATGTTGTTCAGAATAATTTAAAGATTGGCAGTGTCGACGAGAACGATTTTACTGAAGATAATCATAGTTTATCATGGGAATTAGACGAGCAGGGCAAACTGATTATCTAAATAGTTACTATGGAAATAGTAGTAGATGCACACATTGTCTGGAACTTAATACTCACTTGTATATTTTTACCAATGGGGTTCTTGGTACGTTCAGTACTAGCAGAACAAAAAAGACTAGACATATTAGTTAACAAGACTAGAGAAGAGATTGCTAAAGAGTACGTTACAAGAGAGCAACTCGAAAAAGACTTACAGAAACTTATCGACACTATGGAAAGAATCGACGAGAAGTTAGATAAACTACAGACCAAAACATATTTCCAAGACTAGACTCCCAAAACATATAAATAGTAGTATTAGACAGGAAATACTACTATGGCAAAACCAACCACTAGAGCAGAATTAAAAGAATACATCAAAAGAAAACTTGGTGCTCCTGTACTTGAAATCAACGTTGATGATGATCAGTTAGATGATAGAGTAGACGAAGCATTACAGTATTTCTATACGTACCATTATGATGGTACTATGAAAGTGTATCTAAAGCATTTAATTACATCGACTAAAAAAGAGACTATGAAGACCAACGAAACGTTCACAGAGAACGCCGCTGGTACTCATGCGTATACAGACGAACAAGTATTGCAACAACAAAACTATGTTGTCTTGCCAGATTTTGTAACTGCCGTAGTCAACATCTTTCCATTTCACGATAAAAATAATTTAAACATGTTCGATCTTAGATATCAATTAAGATTGAATGACCTCTATGATCTAACAGCAACAAATATTCTATATTACGAACAAGTTCAACAACACATCTCATTGATGGATAGAATGTTAGTTGGTAGACAACCAATTAGATATAATCAACACATGAATAGATTATACTTAGATTTAGATGTTGACTCTATTTCAGATGATGAGTACATACTAATTGAATGTTATAGAAAGATAGACCCGACAACATTTACAGATGTATACGATGATATGTGGTTAAAGAAATATGCTACAGCATTAGTCAAGTATCAATGGGGTGAAAACTTAAGTAAGTTCCAAGGTATAGCATTACCAGGTGGGGTTACACTAGATGCTTCACAAATGAAACAGGAAGCACAGGAAGAAATTCAAAGATTAGAAGAAGAGTCAAGACTGAATCATGAAATGCCAGTTCTTGATATGATAGGTTAATTATGCCAACAAATGTATTTTTCAACCATGCAGTAAATACTGAGCAACATCTTTATGAAGATATTGTTGTTGAGTCTTTAAGAATGTATGGCCATGATTTGTATTATCTACCAAGAGAGATAATCGAAGAAGATTCTATATTGAATGAAGATGTTCAATCTAGATTTGGCGATGCATACTCAGTTGAGATGTACATTGAAAACACAGATGGTTTCGAAGGCGAAGGCGATCTTATGTCAAAGTTTGGCGTACAGATAAGAGACCAAGCAACATTCATTATCTCTCTCAGATCATGGGAAAGATTTATCTCATTGGATACTAATCTTGCATCATCACTTAGACCAAACGAAGGCGATCTGATCTATTTCCCTTTGTCTGGCGGGTTATTTGAGATTAAGTTTGTAGAACATGAAGACCCGTTCTATCAAGTAGGAAAACTATTTGTGTTCAAACTAAGATGTGAATTGTTCGAATACAGTGGTGAAGATTTCGATACAGATATTGCAGTGATCGACCAAGTAGAAGATGAACAAGCATATACAATTAGTATGACTATGGGTGCTGGTTCAGGTAACTATGCAGTAAACGAAAATGTTAAACTCAATGGTTCTGTAGTTGGTGAAGTTGTCAGATGGGTAGACAATGGTAATAAGTTAACAATTAAAGATAATGCTCAAACTCTTGCAGTAGATGATACACTTGTTGGAGATTTATCTGAAGCATCGTATGTAATTAGTAGCATCGATGATACTATGACATTTGAAAATGATGGATCAGCACAGAACAAAGACTTTGAAGACAAAGACTCTTCATACTTAGACTTAAGTGAAGTGAATCCATTTGGAGAACCATAATGTTCGGAACATATTTTTACAATGAAACTATAAAAAGGTGTGTATCAGTATTTGGTACATGCTTTAATAATCTCACATATAAAAAAATTAAAGGAGATGGTACTGTTCTAGCAGAGAACAGAGTACCTATTTCATATGGTCCTGGTCATGCATATCTAAGAAGACTAAGAGAAGAACCAGACTTATCAGATAAGAATAGAACAGCAATCAGTCTACCTAGAATGGCATTTCAATTGATGGGTTTTACATATGATCAGCAAAGACAACAAAACAAATTAATTAAGACAAATAAAACGTCACTTGAAACAACAGGGACTAGTAGAAAGTTTCAATACGCACCTGCACCATATGATTTAGAATTTGAATTGTCAATTCTAGCATACAATCAAAATGATGCTTTACAAATTATAGAACAAATTTTACCTTACTTTCAACCAGAATACACAGTTACTATGAAGATGATCGATGACTTAACAGAAGTCAGAGATGTGCCTATCGTTTTAACAGGTGTATCGATGAATGATGATTATGAAGGTGACTTCGAGACACGAAGAACTATTGAATATACTATGAACTTTACTATGAAGACATACTTCTTTGGACCTATCTATACAGGTAATATCATTAGAAACGTTATCGAAAGAGACTACATTAATGATAGTTCAGGTCAATTCACTACATCACAAATTGATGAATCTGGTCTTGTTAAAGAAGTTAAACATTATGAACCTGCCTTTGGCGAGTTATGTAATCCAGTAGAAAACTCACAAACAATCACTTTCCCAACTGCTATAAATAGTAAGATAAGTGTTGATGATGAAGTGTTCTATACGGGATATGAGGGAACTAACCCCCTAGTCTCTAGCATTGCAAGTGATAGATTGTCTATTACTATTAATCAAAACGTAACTATAGATAATGCTAAGACACTTATGTTTGTTGGTTCAGTAGATCCATCAGACACGTTTGTTGTAGCAGAACAAGTATCCTTCTCAAACGAAGCAGGATTTACAACATACGCAGAAGATAAAGTTAGTGACGCCAGTTAAGGCATTGAAATAATTATGGAAAATGTAGATCAAAAACTGAACGATATCATGGGTATCGAATCAGAAATCAAAACAGAGACAGCAGAAGTAGTCAAGAAAGTACCTGTGAGAGCAGATAATATTGAAACAGACTATAGATATGCTAGAGAAAATCTGTACTCTCTTGTCGAAAGAGGACAAGATGCTATTGATGGCATCTTAGAACTATCAAAAGAAACTGAACACCCTAGAGCATATGAAGTCGCAGGGCAATTAATTAAAACTGTTTCAGATACAGCAGAGAAACTTATTGATCTACAGAAGAAACTTAAGGATATAGAAGGTGAGTCTCAAGTAAAGACTCAACACAATCATCTATATGTTGGTTCAACATCTGAACTCCAAAAGTTTTTGAAGAAGTCTAAAAAAAATGAAACTGAAGAAACCTGATAAAGAAGATTTATATTTCTCAATACCACACTTTGAACTCTGGCACTCAGTGTTCGATGCTGAAAGAACTCATGCTTACGAAGAGTGGATAAAAAACAACGTCAAAGATAAGGTTGTTATCGATCTAGGATCGGGAAGTGGTATATTATGCTATCTTGCATGGAAATATGGTGCAAAGAAAGTGTATGGTATAGAACTAGGCAAAGAACGTGCCGAAATGTCTAGACGTATATTACCAGACGATATAGAAATAATTACTGGTGATATAGAAACTCATGAACTACCAGAATGTGATATCTATCTACATGAAAACTTCTCATCTAACTTAGTAGCAGAGATTGGTGTGTTCATAACTGAGAGAGCAGTGAAAGAGGGATGGGCAGACAAAATATATCCTAACATGATGACATTATATGATGTTGATATTATTGAAGAAGAAAGACTACAAACAAAAATCGATCCAAATACCTATGAAGGTGGAACACAAGAGTTTATAGAATTACTTGAACTAGAAGGTGTATTACCAGATAAATTTGGCACTAGATTAAATACTAATATTAAAATTAATTCTAAGGTATGGGAAGGTAAATTCATAGATTTATATAATGACTACGGTCCTGCACTAACTAGACCAGACTTAAATTATCTGGGTTGGGAATCATCTTTTGATGGCAAACATATTATAACAAACTTTAGTGGAAAAGAAACACACTGGAACATACACAAATGGCGTAAAAGATTAACATCTTTTTCACCAGATGGTGCTGAAGAATAATGAAACCTAAAAACGAAGGATACTTAGGGAATCCACTGATTAAAAGATCTGGTGTAGAAATACAATACACCAAGGAAGAACTAGAAGAATACATGAAGTGTTCAGAAAATCCTTCTTACTTCATTGAGACATATACACAGATCATTTCATTAGATGAGGGTATGGTACCCTTTAAACTTCGTGGTTATCAAGAGAATCTAATAGACTTTTACAATTCTAATCGTTTCAATGTAGTACTTGCATCACGTCAAAGTGGTAAATCAATAACATCTTGTGCATACTTATTATGGTTTATACTATTTAATCCAGAAGTTACAGTGGCAATTCTTGCTAACAAAGGTGCAATTGCAAGAGAGATGATTGCTCGTTTAGTTACTATGCTAGAATCAGTGCCGTTCTTCTTACAACCTGGTGTTAAGATTCTTAACAAAGGGTCAATTGAGTTTGGTAATGATAGTAAAGTTGTTGCCGCGGCAACATCATCAAGTTCGATTCGTGGTATGTCAATCAACTTACTATACCTCGATGAGTTCGCATTCGTAGACGATGCAGAGACATTCTATACTGCAACATATCCCGTTGTTACATCTGGTAAAGATTCTAAAGTAATCATTACTTCTACTGCAAATGGTGTGGGTAATATGTTTCATAAGATATACGAAAGTGCTATTCACGAACAGTCAGAGTATAAAGCATTTACTATTAATTGGTATGATGTGCCAGGTAGAGATGAAGCATGGAAGAAAGAAACTATTGCAAATACTTCAGAAGCACAGTTCGAACAAGAGTATGGTAACAGTTTCTTAGGAACTGGTAATACACTTATTAATAGTAATACATTATTGGGCATGAGAGCAGAAGAGGCATTCTGGAATAAAGATAATGTAAATGTATACGAGAGACCTAAAGAAGGTCACACATACGTCTGTACAGTAGACGTATCAAAAGGAAGAGGATTAGATTACTCAACGTTTAGTATATTTGATGTAACGACACAACCATTTCAACAAGTGTGTACGTATAGAGACAATACAGTAAGTCCCATGCTATACCCAGATTTACTAAATAAGTATTGTAAACCATATAATGATGCATTAGTTATTATAGAAAACAATGCAGAAGGTGGCATGGTAGCAACTCAGTTGCATTATGATATAGAATATCCTAATGTCTTTGTTCAAGGCATGACTAAAGCAGATGATATTGGTGTTACGATGAGTAGAAGAATCAAACGTATTGGTTGTTCTACTATGAAGGAGTTGCTCGAAGAAAATAGATTAACGTTACGAGATCGAGCAACAATAACGGAATTGATGACCTTTGTAAGTAAAGGTACATCATTCGAAGCAGATAAAGGTTACCATGATGATATGGTAATGAATTTGGTACTGTTTAGTTGGTTTA